TTTAACAGGCGTGGAACTCTGTTGTATTCCTCTTTTGCTTCCTCAATAGTATCTTTACTTAAAATTTCAGTAACCCATAATTTTGCCATCATTTCTTTATCTCCTTTGCTCAATAACATTATAATTAAATTTCTACGCATAAACCTGTTCGCTCATTTCCAGCAGGCAGTCTTTCAACATTTCGATCTGTTCTGCCTGCTCTGCAAATTTCTGTTCAGTGCTTTTTTCTTCCTTCGGAATATATTCCAGATATTTTTCCGGTGATGCTCTTACAGTTTTCTCTGAGATTTTTTCCTGTTTTTCCCGGAACTGGTTAAAATCATATTCGAATACTGTCTGTTCTGTCTCCGGATCTGTATCCGGATAAGTTTCTGTAACAGTCTTTTCATTCAGACATATCATTACATCCACGTTTCCATCAGGCAGCGCATTCCAAGTTACAGGATCCTGTTTTTCTGTAAATCTTGCTTTCACGACTTACCCTCCTTTTCGCTTTCTCAAATATCTTATCTACGTTATACTTTTCTCTGAAATATTCAGAGTCGGAATGTTTGAACCATCCGTAATATGCTATACACCGGTACGCAAGATCTAATGGTATCGCTTTTCCTTTCTCTGCATACTTCCCGGCTTTTACAAATGCCCTGCGTCCTCTCAGGAAAATGCTCCGCCTTACTTCTGTGTGATCCCGATATATTTTGAATCCCATCATATCAATAGGTTCTCCATGATGTTTTCCGTCTTTGTCTATCCAGTCGATCTGGAACAGCTTCCAATCTGGTTTTACCGTCAGATCTAAATACTCATTCATGTATTTAACCAGGAGTTTCATTGCTTTTCTCACATCTGCCTTTCTGCTTCCGATCAGTAGGAAGTCGTCCATGTAGAACAATACATGATTAATCAGCCTGATTTCTTCTGTTGTTCCGTCTCGGTGTTTCTTCCTCTTGAACAGCTTTTCAGCAGCATAATGATAAGCTGCACTCAGATAATAATTACAGAGCCATTGGCTCAAGTATGATCCGATTGACAGCCCCTGATCGAATGAGTCAATTAAAACGAAAGTCAAATAAAGCAGGTCCTCATTTCTGACCTGCTTCTCTAACATTCTTTTCATTTTTCTCCTGTTGATGGATGGATAGCATTTCCGGACATCTCCCTTTGCTGCTACTCTGGTCTTGCCCGGATTCTTGCGGATCCAATTTTCAATTGCTTCTTTTCCATAGATCTGTCCTCTCCCTGGAATGCTCGCACATTGATAAGTTCCTACTTTTCTTACAAATAATTCTTTTAAGCCATTTGTGGCTACATAATCGTATATCTGCTGTTTTATGCACTCAACACCTATATCTCTTACTTTCCCTGAATTTCCATCCAGCCTTGCGCTTGTCTTTATAGGATCAAAAGATACTTTTCTGAGTTTTATTTCTTCTTCCATTCCTGCCGCTGCTGTGCAGACTAAATTATGTAACCAGTCTTTAAAGTTTTCTTTTATAATCCTGTGTATCTGCCTGGCTGTAATAATATTCGTATAGTTTGCCAGAAATCGGGCTGTATCCATACGGTTCCATTTATCGCTCAGACATTCATAGATACATGCGGTTATAAAGTTCTGATCTAATGTTATATTTTTACAATACCGTTTCATTCGTTTCTTGATATAAGGGGTTTTCGGTTTTTCTACTCACCCCACGCATGAATCAACTGCATTCATGGTCCTTGTCTCAGGCCCCTATGCTCCCGATCACAAGGTTCGGCTTCAATCAAATTTCGGTGATGTCCCACGCTGTCGAAGCAGGCTCCGTCCTGCGGAGCGAAATGTAACACAAATATCAAGTCATTTTCAAGAAAATCCGGAGACGATATTCCAGTTCGCATTGCCAACGCCATTGTTCGCATTCAGAATCCAGAGGCCGTAAATCGTGCCATTGTTCAGATTGCCCAGGGACAGCCAGGGAACAGGAACCGCTACCTCGTGTTACAAGTCCGTAATTTATTGCTATTCTGCTTTTTCGAAGTTGATTAGTTATCAGTTACATAGAGGGGACAGCCCCTCTGTCAGGCTGCCGCCTGCCATTCACCCCGTGTGCCGTTCGGTGAAACGCCGGAGACGATATGCCAGCCCGCAACGCCAACGCCACCGTTCGCATCCAGAAACCAGAGGCCGTATAACGCGCCACTGCCCAGATTGCCCAGGGACAGCCATTCTCTTTGGCCGCTCGTGCCTGAATCTGTATACAGTCCATTGCAGAATCCTGTTGTACTTCCGGCTTTTGTTTCCGTCGGTACCATGATTCCCAGGGCTGGATCAACAAAGCATTTTGAGATGTATTTCCATGATGCTGCTGTGTATGTTACCTGAGCCGCTACTTTCTTGTATCGTGTCTTTGCTGCATTCATATCCGTTGTAAGCAGTGACGCATCCATACAGATGTATACGTCTCTCTTTGGTGTTCCGTCTTCATCTGTAACAATATCCATAAATACATTACTGAGGACTTCATAAGCACCGTATCCGGTTTCGATTCCCTGGATCTTGAATGGATTCTTGTTATCTGTATTTGAGAACGGTGATCCATCTGATCCAAGCACGCTGTCGGTTGAGCCGGTCCGCCATGGCATTGTTGAGATGCAGGTCGTTAATGTCGTGTTGAATGGTTCTGTGTCCAAATATATTGCAGAATTTGTATCGTCTACCGGTTCAATCTTCAAGATCTTCACGTCATATGCAAGGTTGTGCATGTATGCGTAATATCTATCTTTGTTTGTATTTGAACCAATATCCCCGACAGATACATAAGACCCGACAATATAATTGTTTGCTTTTGCTTTTGGTAGAATTACTCTTGTTACTCCGGTTTCTGCAACTGTTGCCATTTCCTGTGATGTATAAGAATTACATCCGGTCATAACGCTCCGGCCGTTCGTAGTTGCGTACAAAATAATCATCATAAGCTGTTTGTAAAAGAGATCCCAGTTTGTTGTCCCCACGTACATTGAGCCTTTCTTTCTCATGTATGCGATCAGTCCTGTGTGTGATACTGGTTTTCCTCCTTTCTGGCTTCCGTTTGCCAGAATCAATCCAGCGGAGCTGTACGGCACTCCATCAATGTCTCCGGCTCCGTATTTTCCGTGGATCATAAAAGGTGAAATTGTTCCGTCTGGATTAATTGACTCTCCCATTGGTCTAAGGCCAAGGGCTTCGTTCGGACTGTCTGAATAATGATAATCTACATACTCAGGATTGTCTGTGATTCCAACCCATGCGGACATTGTGACCTCTCCCACATCTACTTTTCCGGTCTTTTTGAAATCCGGTTGTCCCTGCAGTGCAGTCACATGGTTAAAGCCTTTATTATCTACGGTAAAATTACATGGAAAGTGCATGAATACGCCAATCTCCCTGTAATCATCCTGTCCGATTGCTGTATTTGTGGACGGTTTTCTCACCAGTCCTTCATTGTCGTTCAGTTTCACGCCTGTTGGACTGGTAGAAGTGTCATACTTGTAGATTCTCGTTGTATATACTTTTCCAGTCCTGCGGAGGGCAAAGAAATTTGAAAGTGCGTTTTCAATTCCTCCACCTGCTGCAGTAATATTCTGAATCTGTTTATTTGCTTCTGTCTGTAAATTGTTCACCGCAGTTTCTCCGGTCGTCTGGAGATCTGCCTGCAGCTGTGTTCCTTCTGTGATTTTTTCTCCCAGGGATGTGTTCAGATTAGAGGCGGTTTTATTTGTTGAATCCAATCCTGATTTTGTCTGTGTCGCAGTTGCATTTGATGAATCCAGGTCGGTTTTGGTTTTTCCAGCCGCTGTGTTTGAATCATCCAGATTCTTTTTTGCTGTATTTACTGTTGAGACTGTGGTATCCAGCTGGCTTTTTAAAGCAGTTCCCTGTGTAATATCAGAGTCAAGTCCCTGTTTTAATGTCGTTCCTTGAGAAATATCTGATTCCAGATTTCCTTTTAACGTCTGTGCGGTGCTTATGGATCCATCCAGATCAGTTTTTCTTTGTGCAGCCGTTGTATTTGTACTGTCCAAATTCTTTTTTGCTGTATTTGCTGTTGAAACTGCAGTATCTAGCTGACCTTTTAAAGCAGTTCCCTGCTCGATATTCGAATCAAGACCCTGTTTCAAGGCTTCTGCTTTCTTTACATCTGCTGCAAATGTCTGTTCTGTATGTTCGTTTTTCGCTACTTTTTCGGTTATATCTGTCTGCGCTTCGAGAATGTCAGTTTTAACCTGATTGTATTCGTTGTTTTCATCCGAGACTGCATTTATCGCATTAACAATCGCATCTCTGACATCTCGCCCTTTTTGCGCTTTTGCAATCTGATCTGTGTATTTTTTTACGTTTGCCACTTTTATTCCCCCTTATTTACAAGGCAGTCTGAATATTCTTTTGACTTTAAATCTCTTACTTCTGACAGAACAGAGGTAAGCATGTAATCCATTAACGACGCAGGGATTCCATACTGTGCCATTGCTCCAAATACCACGTTTCGAATTTCTTCTGTTCTTTTGTCCAGGATTGCCCCTAACGGAGGAGCTTCTACTGCTTTCTCTACTGTATTATTATCCTCTTTCTGTTCCTGTGCGGTGCTTTCTTCTGTGTCCGACTCGGACACCTTTGTTTCTTCCTTAATAGTTTCTTTATTGTCCTTTTCTTTTACTTCATTCATTATGCTGTTTTCTCCTTTTCCTCATAGAGATTTTGAATCAGTTTAAGCATTAACGGAATAAGTATTCGGAAGTTCCAGTCTTCCGGCTTTCCTTCCTCATTCAGCTGTGCGGCTTCCGGAAAGATACTGTATACATCTTCCGCGTAGAAACCTGGCAATTTCTTTCCGTTTAGCCAGTCTGTCGGGCTTAAATAGTTTTCTTTGTACTTAAACCATATTACCGGCACATCCAGTATTTTTTTTGCTTCATTCAGCGTCATATCTGCAATATGATCTTTGTACCGTTTTGACGAAGATGACAAATAAGCCACTGTTGCTCCGTCGCTTGCAAATACCATATGGCCTCCAGATGTCACATGGGAAAGATTAAATACTTTAAATGCGTCAGAACCATCCGAAAACGTTGAAGTACCCGTATGTATCTCTAACCCTCCATTAAAAATGAAAGCATGTGATCGCATACTTAACGTTGCATATCCGGTGGTTATTTTTCCGCTTGTAACCGTAAAATTTCCGATAGTTCCTTTCTTCGCTGCAAATGAACCGTCTGTGTTAATTTTAAAATAAGTATTCGCAGTAACCAAACCGTTGAAGTTAATTTTTGATGCGTTAATCTTAACGCTCTGCGCTGTCTGGTTAATTGATGATGCAATATCTCCCTTTGAAACTTTGCTGCTGATTGAAGTCTCGGTCTGCGTGATCCGAGAACTAAGGCCACTTTCTGCATTCTTTGCCCTCGATACCTCTGATGTGATAGAGCCTTCTGCTACGGTAATTCTGGATATTGCAGTGTCCGCTGTATCTTTCGCAGTATCTGCAGTATCTTTTGCTGCATCCGCAGTGCTTTTTGCAGCGTCCGCCTGCGCTTTTGCAACGCTAATGTCCTGATCCTGGATTCTTTCCCATGATGCTGTTTCACTTCCGGATGTCGTCCCTGAGCACTTCCAAAGCAAATTGATGTTGTTTCCGTAGTTTCCATGGTTCGGACTCTCCGGATATGTTCCTTTTGACAATTCTGTTACTGTATAGTTTGGCAATGATTCCGCAGTTCCGGTTCCTTCTCCTGATGTACTCGTCACTGATGCTATACTGAATCCATAGAAGTTACAGTTTGAGCTATCCGTGCGCCAATATACATAAAATTCCGATGTCGGAACAAAGACGGAAGCTCCTGCTATATCAGTCCCTCCGAATTTCCCTGCAAGTTTCATGGTTCCATTATCGTTGTAATAAATCTTTACATAATCGTAATTTACGCTTTCTGTTCTGGAATCGGATGAAAAAGTGATCTTTAATCCCGGAGTTTTGTACGTGTACCTATACGCATATCCAGTTGTAATATCATAGTAAATATCCCCGACGTGCAAAGACTTTAAATCATCAGTTGTCCAGGCTGAGGCTGGTTCATTTGATGTTGTCGGGATTTTACTTCCGTAGAAATTTCCGTTTTTCTCAGATACTGCCTGGCGTACGGTTTTTACTTCAAGAGTGATGTTGTCTACTGCCAGCTTTATAGCTGTATTCATTTGTTCTGTTGTAGAATAACTTTTCAGCTTTGTATCTGTATCAGCTTTTGCATTCTTTTCTGCCTGATCTGCTGCAGTCTGTCCGGCTTTCGTGGCATTTGTTTCTGCGTTGGCTGCTGCTGTCTGTCCAGCTTTTACTGCGTCTTTGTATTTTTCTTCTACCTGTACTGTTGTCGTATAGGTTTTTGACACCTCTAAGGAAATGCTATCTGCAGCTTGTTTAATCGCACTGTTCATTTCCAGTGTCGTTGAATAATTCAGTAACTTTGTGTCTGTATCTGCTTTCGCATTCTTTTCCGCCTGATCTGCTGCGTCCTGGCCAGCTTTCGTGGCGTTGCTCTCTGCCAGATCTGCCGCAGTCTTCCCGGCTTTTACTGCGTCTGTATATTTTTCTTCAAGTTGTCCGGTTGTAGCATATTTTTTTGATACTTCCAGGGAAATGCTATCCGCCGCCTGATTGATTGCGCTGTTCATTTCTACTGTCGTAGAATAGTTTTTCAGTTTTGTATCTGTATCGTCTTTTGCATTCTTTTCTGCCTGATCTGCCGCGTCCTGGCCTTCCTGTACTGCGTTTGCATAGAGTTTATTTGCCATCTCCTGTGTCGTATATGTCTTTGACACTGTTGAGAGGATATTTGTCTCGGTCAGTGTTATTGCTGATCTGAGTTTTTCTTCCTCTCCCTTTGCCCTGGATACTTCTGCAGTTATGAGTCCCTCCTGGACCTCGATTTTGGAAAGCGCAGATTCTGCTGTACTCTGAGCTGCTTCAATGTCCTTATCTTTTACCCTTGCCCATCCATACTCATTACTATCATTTTTCTGATACTGATAAGCATAGCCAGTTGTGGTATTGAAAAAGAGATCTCTTTCATGCTCCTGTCTCAATTCATCAGTTGTCCAGGCTGAGGCCGGATTGTTTCCGGAAGTAGGTTCATAATTTCCATACCAGTTTCCGGATTTCCTTTCCAACTGCTGCTCCAGGCTTGATACAGAAAGAGTTATTTTCCCATCCATGGCTTCTATGGACGTTGTGACCTCTTTTAATATTGCTTTTTTGTTTTCTGAATCCCCGTCCGATATTTTTGTTTCAATGTAATTTTTGCATTCTGCTGACAGAGCTTCTGTTTTAATCGAATCGGCAAGGATTCTCTCCCCCAGAATGGTTCCGTCTAAAGTCATGCCGACGGTATACGGACCGGCATAACCATTGTGCGAACCTCCGATTCCATTTTTGTTTATCTGCAGTATATTTGTCGCCTGGTTTTTATCCGGTGCGTCCATGTACAGATCTCTGAGCCAGAGACCGTTTTCATCAAATTCGGTGAGCTTATATCCACCTTTCGCTCCCGTCATTTGCTTCGTAAGGTTATCAATTGCAGACTTCATCCATTCTGTCTGAACTCTGCCTGCGTCTGTTGCCTCTTGTCTGATCTGTGTGAATGTTCCGGATGTCTGATCTGTAAAAGACTGCTGCAGGTTTTCTCCAAGTGTCAGTTGCGCCTGATCTGGTTGTTGCAATGGTATTTTCATTTCCATAACCGGAAGAACTTTCTTCATTCCGTATGGAATTGCATTGCAAAGCACTCTGTCCCCTATGTCAAACGAATTGTAATCCTGTCCGAATAAAGACAGGTCTACGGCAGTCAGCGAAATAACAAGACTTTCATACTGGTTACTTGTCAGAAATTCAGTTGCTTTCTTTAACAGGTTTGCCGGAACTGATACGTCGTCCCATTTTTCTGTTCTCCATACCCAGCCAAAATTTTCAACTGCTTCTTTACTGTATATGTAGTCTTTTCCATCATTTACTGATGTAATATCAACATTTTTTTCAAGTCGTTCAAATTCGGATGCGTTTTCGTCTGTTTCCTGTTCGATTACTGCCCCCAGCGGAATCAGAGCTGTGATAACATCATCTGCTGTCATTGTCTCTGAATAATCCATCAGGTTTTCCCCGAATTGTATAGGCTGTTCACAATATTTTCCGTATTCCTGAATAGTCAGCCAGTCAAGATACAGTTTATCGTTCTCGTGCCTGAGCCGCAGGTATCCTCCCAGGCGGTCAACTAATTTATCCCGGATTGCTTCCAGTGTGTTCTCTCTGTCTGTAATTCTGTACAAAGAATCATTACTGTCGTGGATCGTTACGACTCCTGTATATATCTTTTTTCTGTCTTCCACCTGATTATTGTGAAGTTGTAACCATGCGTCTAACAGATCTCGTGGGGATATATCGTGCCATTCCTGCTGTGGCAGTATGCTGTCAGCAAGGAAAGACAATGCTCCGGTTGCTTTCACCGGTTGGTTCTTAAATCGGTCTTTCTCGCGTGTGCGGACTTCTCCGTAAAAAATTTCTGTATTTCCTCTGTATACAGAAACCATACTTTTTCTGTTGTGGATTTCTCCGTATAGTGGATTTAACGGTGGAACCTTTAAAGTAAGTTCCCCCGCATATCCAGTCTGTAAATCCAGTTCTGGATTGATAACTGCTGCCTGCCGGTCCCCTGGATAATACAGGACTTTTCCATCTAATTTAATTTTATAAATCACAATGATCCCCTCCTGTAAACAATATCCAGTGTTCCGGATCCCGAAAATTCCAGGGTTTCATCTGTTCCAAATACAACAATATCCGGAAATCTGTTTCTTCCAAGCGTCAGTGTGTATGTTTCTCCGCATCCTGTAACCTTTAATCCGGTTGAACCTATGCTTTTCACATTCAGTACCGGCACTATTGCAATATCTCCGGCGCATACTGTGTATGATCCAGAGCCGGAAATTGTAATTCCGGCTCCCTGGTCTATTACACCTGTTTCAAAATCAAACGGGTCCCAGAGCCAGTCCTCTGTTGAATCCGCAAGGGAATATTTGTACGGATCTGCTTTTGGAATACTTAAATGAAATTGTCCCACCTCTCTGGAACGGTCAAAGTCTGTAATATATGCTCTGCCGGTCCAGAAATACGCCGGATCATTCGAAAACGTTACTCTCACATTCTTTCCATGCAGCTGTCCTCGAATGTTTGAGATAAAGCTGTCCCAATCTTCCCTTGGTTTCTTTCCCCCAAGCAAAATATCAATTTCTCTTGATTTATAGATTGTTCTTCCTGTTATCGCTTCCGATCCATCCAGAAATCCGTCTGTACCTGGAATATCAATGTAATATGTTTCTACGTCCGGCTCTTTGATGTAATTGTTATTTCCAATCGCACATCCCCAGTCGTCCAGCGTATCAATGACTTTCCCTGTATTTTCAATTGTAATCGTTGCTTTTATTGTTAATACATTATTCATCTATACGCCGCCTCCTTTGCTATTCTTCCAAGCTCTGTATTTATTGCAGGTGCAAGTTTTCCAGCCCATTCTCTGTTATCAAAATAGATTTCCTGTCCTGCGCTCATTACCTGGATCAGCTGTGCCAGCATTCCGGTTATTCCGGTAATATCTGTTTTGTTCAGATTATTAGCTGGTTTCATTGAACTTGTATCTAACTGCATATCCATCTGAACATCTTTCATTGCGTCAGCAACAAGTCCCTGGCTCTTTTCAATTCCTGTCGCAAGGCCTTTCATAAAGTCCGGCATCCATTCCTCATAGTAATGTAACGGACCCTCATCCGGTCTTGAGAAATGCAACCATGATCTTATTGTGTTTGCTACGTTCGATACTGCATTCGTTACGTTACCTATGCAGCTCCTGATTCCGTTTGCAATACCATTCACGAAATCCTGTCCCCAGCGAACCGCCTGCCCTGGTAATCCCGTAATATAACTGATCGCGCTGGAAAATCCATTTACAACAGCGGAATATACACCTGACAGTGCTCCAGATATTCCAGATACAACGCTGTTAAATGTATCAACAGCTCTGTCTTTCATATTTCCGGCGTATTGTATAACTGTTTCCTTTACGTTCTGCCACGTTTCGGACGTTCTCTCTCTGATGTTATCCCAGTATTCTGAGGCTCTGTCCTTCAAATTCTGGATTGCTTCTGTTGCACTTTCTTTCAGCTTTTTCGCATTGTTGACAACGAATCCTTTTATTGCTGTCCATGCTTTTGATGCTGCCTGAGAAGCAGAATCCCATATTTTTGACACTGTGTCCCGGAACCCTGTAAATAGTGTTGTGACTGCGGTAACAAGTCCTTTTGCCAGAGTGGAGACAACCTGCTTAATTCCGGTCCATATTGTTTGCGCTGCGTCTTTGATATTTGTCCAGATATTTGATGCGTCTGTTTTGAGTTTATCAAAGTTACCTGTTACCAGGTCGATCAGTAAGATCACCGGTGCAAGAATTGTATTTTTCAACAACTCCCATGCGCCCTGTGCAATCGTCACAAGTCCCTGCCAGATGTTCTGCAGTGTATTAACTGCATTCTGCCATAGCGTTGTGATCGTTGTCACAATTCCGGATATAACCGGATTCTGCATCATTGTCGTCCAGATATTTGCAAAGAAATCTGATACCTGCTGCCAGATACCGGACCACCACGCCGGAACACCTGCAAAAAATGTAACAACGCTGTTCCATGCCTGCGGTATTGTTACGGTAAAAAAGTTTACAATTCCATTCCATATCTGCATGAAAAAGTCTGATACCTGCTGCCAGATTCCAGACCACCATTCCGGAACTCCTGAAAGGAAGTCCATCAGTGTGCTCCATGCCTGCGGTATTGTCTCTGTAAAAAATGACACAATTTTTTGTACAACTGCATTTACTACATCCCGGAACCATTCGCATTTTGTGTACAGCAATACCAGAGCTGCCACAATCGCGGCTATGACAGCAATAACCGGGTTTGCGGCTATTACTCCAAACAGTGCGGTAAAAGCACCTTTTAGCTTTCCAATAATACTCGTTATTGTTGTTAAAGTTTTCATCTTAGAAAACAGTCCTGTAATTGCAGATATTCCGGTTGCAACTTTTCCAACCATTATCAGCAACGGACCAATCGCGGCGACTATCAGTGCAATTGTGGCAACTACTTTCTTCTGTCCTTCGCTCATTCCATTGAGCTTTTCAACAAACCCTTGAATAACCTCTGCCGCTTTTCTGATATATGGCATCAGGATTTCTCCGAAGGCTATTGCCAACTCCTGCAAGGCACTCTGCAAAGTTGTAAGCTGTCCAGAAAGATTATCCTGCATGGTTTCAGCCATATTCTCCGCGGCTCCGTCGCAATTATCAATGTTCTTGATTAGCTTTTCGTAATCTGCATCTGATGCGTTGATGATGGCCAACATTCCGGACATGGCTTCTTTCCCGAAAATAGCTGTTGCGGCCTGGGTCTGTTCTGCCTCTGACATATTTCCCATTGCTTCTCTCAAGAAATCCATGGTTTCTTTGAGAGATTTCATGCTGCCATCTTCGTTCTGTAAAGCCTTGTTGTACAGTCTTACGTTTTGCGTGGTTCCTTCCTGCAACTGTGTCAGGGTTTCGTTTGCACTTGCAAGCTCCGTCTGCTTTATTTCCAACGTTGCTGCAGCATTTGAAGCTTCTGTTGACTCAGCTCCGTATTTTGACACCGCATCATTGTATGCCTGCTGTGCTTTATCCGCTGCAAGTGATGCTTTCTGCACCCTGAGCATTTGCTTATCAACTTTTGCCTGATCTACGGCGGTTGCGGCTTCTGTTGCGTAAAAGCCCCACTTTTCCATTGCGTCTCCGACATCTTTTGACGGTTTTATCATGTTTGTCAGAGACGCTCTCAACTGCGTTCCGGCTGACGACGCTTTGATTCCGCTGTTCGCCATGAGTCCAATTGCTACCGCCGCATCTTCTGCACTGTATCCCAGCGCGCCTGCTACCGGAGCGATGTACTTAAATGTTTCTCCCATCAAGCTGACGTTTGTATTTGCACTTGATGATGCCTGTGCAAGCACGTCTGCAAAGTGCGAACTGTCTTCTGCTTTCATGCCGAACGCCGTAAGCGCGTCCGTAACAATATCAGAAGTTGTTGCAAGATCTTCGCCAGATGCAGCTGCAAGGTTCATTATTCCCGGAAGACCATCATACATTTGCTGCGCGTCCCATCCGGCCATTGCCATGTATCCCATAGCGTCTCCGGCTTCTTTTGCAGAGAATTTTGTCTGTGCTCCCATCTCCCTTGCGCGTTCTCGCAACTTGTCCATGTCTTCCGCAGATGATCCGGATATTGCGGCCACATTTGACATAGAGCTGTCAAAATCTGCCGCAGTCTTTACTGCTGCTGTTCCAAGGCCTGTCACTGCCGCCGTCACAGGAAGCATTTTTTCTCCGGCAGATGTCAACGACTCCCCTATTTTCCCGGATGTTTCAGAAATCTCGGCCAGTTTTGCAGATCCTGATCCAACTTCATTCTCAAGTGATTGCAGGCTCTGTTCCGTTTCTATGATCGTCCTTTTCAGAGCGTCATATTGTTCCTGAGATACTTTTCCCTCCTGGAATTTCTGCTGTACTTCCCCTTCTTCGTTTTTCAGAAGTTCCAGCTTTTCTTTTGTGTTTCCGATTTCATCAGACAGTGCTCTCTGTTTCTGCTGTAATAGTTCCGTATTCGTAGGATCCAGTTTCAGCAACTTATCAATTTCTTTGAGTTCTGTCTGTGTAGTATTTATTTTTGCATTCAGACCATCAAGCGACTGCTGCATCTGAGTAGGTGCATTCTTCGCTTCATTTTCCAGAGACTTCAAGCTCTCCTCGGTTGCAATGATTTCTCTTTTCAGAGCGTCATACTGTTCCTGGGAGGTTTTTCCCTCTGCAAACTGCTGCTGTGCCTGCTGCTCTGCAGTCTTTAAGGTTTCCAGCTTTTCTTTCGTGCTTTCGATTTCGTCGGCAAGCGCTTTCTGTTTCTGCTGTAACAGTTCCGTATTCGTAGGATCCAGTTTCAGCAGATTGTTTATATCTTTCAGCTGTGCCTGTGTGGTCTTTATCTGTGAATTTACATTTTTAAGTGAATTTTGTAGTCCTGTGGTATCGCCGCCAATTTCAATCGTAAGTCCCCTTATGTCGCGGCCTTTGGACAAAAATTATCACCTCCGTTTAGAATTTATCCATATCCTCCTGAGTTGCCATTTTCGGCCATTTATAGTCGTCGTTATTTTTTTCCGTAAAAATATCCAGGACAAGACCTACTGTCAGAAGGTCTAAATCCTGGATGCTTATTCCAGCCTGTGCGCACCTTAGAAGGAATAGAGGTGTCGTCATTTCCCGGCTACTTGGTCGAAGTTTTTTTTTGCTTCTGCCTGTGTCTGCTGGTTCAGGTTCCAGAGTTTTACAATCTCCGGGAAAATTGTATAAATTGAAAATGTATCAAACTGATCTAACCAGTCGTATACATCTTCTGGGAAATCCTGTCCCTTTTTCTGTGCTGCGTGTTTTGCCATTACGAACGCTACATTTTCGAACATCTCCAAATCCTCAATAGGGATGTCCGACTCGGACACCTTTGTTTTAGTCTGCTTATCCTGTGATTTTTTTACGGACTTTTCAATTTTTGCCATGTCCTGAAAAATATCTCTCCGGAACTGAATCCGATAAATTCTCGGAATTGCAGCAGAAGCGGCAAAAAGCACCTCTTTATCATCAATTTTAATTGTTTTTGTCAGCATTTTTATTCTCCCACAACTTTTTAATCTGCGTTAACAGCCTGTGCTGCTTCGGTGACTGTTTCCGGATAATACACTGCCTTATACCATCCGCTGTATACAGTGTCGTCTGTATCCACTGTGGTCTGAGCTTTTACACGTCCGTTTGGAAGCGGAGCATTGCTGATCGTAATTGTTTCTGTACCAGGTTCAATACTATCTTCTTTTGTCTGGGATTCGATTGACGGTCTGGTAGCTGTGCAATTGTAGAGAACTCGTCTGATTCCTTTCTGATCTCCGTCAAATTCAAACAGAAATGCAAATTTCTGTGTATCCGTAGAATCACTGATTTCATGCAGTACGCCTTTTTCGTCCTTCTTTTCTTTCAGGACATCCTGTCTGAAAGAATCTGGGATTAACGCAAATTCTGCATCTCCTTCATATCCGTTGTTTGCAGCTGACACATAATACTGGATTCCGTCTGCATAGAACGGTGAAATATCTCCATTTGCGTCAAGCGATAATGATACAGATCCCGGAATTGCTTTCGGGACTCCAAAAGTAATTATTCCATCTTCTCCTTCGTTCTGTAATGCGTAATGTGCGTTTTTAAGATTGTACTTAACTTTGTTATCTTTTTTACCCATCTTTATACCTCCATTTCGTATAAAACTTCGTACATTTTTTCTGAATCAAGATATTCTCCTGTCTTATCGTATGTGATTCCATACTTATCCAGGATGTCCTCTATCTTCTTTTCATTGTTCCAGTCCTTTTCGTCTGAATACAATTCGATATTCAGAACGTCGATTTTCGCATATGTAATTCCGTCCGCATGAAAATTATCACTTTCCGGAATCCTCCATACGATAAAGGGCGGCTCTATCCAGTTATGAGTCGAAAAATGATCGTATTCATACGGCAAGCCGATTTCATTTAACATTTCTTTGATATTTTCAGCTGACATCATAGCCTTGACATGATCTCCTTTTCCAGCTCTGCTATTGCTGCCTGTTCTGCGGGTTCTACATGTTTGATTGCGGCTACCCTTCCGCCTCCTCTTTTCTGATGTCCTTTTTCAAGCAAATGCACCAGGGAGTATTTTGTATCGTGGATCGCAATAACTAAACTTGTAGAATTTTCTTTCACAACAGTTTTCTTCCATCCTTTTTTATACTTTCCGGTATTTACCGGGGATGTCTGTTTCAGCTTTGATACTGTCTTTTTTGCAACATTATTTACGCATTCCTTCGTTGTCTCAGCGCATTGTTTTCCATAGTCTTCAACAAGGCGATTTATTTCTGCTGCCAGATCATCAATTCTGATACTATCCGCCATTGTCGCTCCTCCTGTCTTTATACAACTGTACGATTTTTTCCAGCGACAGATATATTGCAGGTGGTGTAGCGTCAAATTTCTCCTGAATCTGCACTATTTTGTACATTGCCGGATTATGTTCATTGATAATTTCATCTCTTTCAAAATCGAATGGATCCCAGAGCCAGCCGCTTTGCGAATCAATGATAACAATGTCAAGAGCTTCAATATCTTCCCTGTTCAGCACTGCTGCCGGAATGCTTAACAATTTTGTTATTTTATTTCCTGCTGTCTGTGCGTCAAAATATCGTCTCTCTCCGATTGTTCGGTTTCCGAAGCGAATGTTCTTGAGCTTCGTGTCTACGATCACCCTGTCTTCTGTTTTGCAGATACTGAGTATCCCGTCTGTAAACGTTTCAAACTGTTTACGCCTGGCTCTTGGCATATTCTTCCACCTTCTTTGCTATCTGCAGTCCAACAACCTCACTTTTGTAGTTTTCCCAAAACTGCTGCAACTCTCCAGAATACTCATACATTACAAGCTGAAAAAGGAGTGTCCTTTCCTGAGTATCCCCCAGGAAATCGCACTCCCCTATTTTTCCGGCTAATGATGCCATGCCTCTTTTTATCATTCCTTGGAGCTTTTCATCTCCTTTTGGATCGTCCCAGGTGATGTCCAGATAGTTTCTGACATCCTCCAGAAGTTTTGATAAATCATTTTCTGACATAGCACTCATTTTATCACTCCTTTGTTACAGTTACGGTGTATGTCTTTGTCTGTTCTCCGTCTGTAACTTTAACAGTTACGGTGTTGGCTCCAGTGTTCCATGTGATCTTTCCGCCGTTTGTTACTTTACTGGATCCTGCAGTAATTTCAATCGCTGCTGTTCCTGATTTCGGGAACGCTGTGATTGTGTTTGTTGCAGTTGTTGTTTTTGCTGTGTATGTGTTTGTGTCGCTGTCAAATTTCGGTGAGAGAGTTAATCCTCCAATTCTCAGATCAGACAGCAGTGCATTATCTACATGCTCCTCCTGTTTGCTTACAACCTCGAAGCGAACCGGATGCAGATCTGTAATGTCAAGAACGACAAAAGCATTGTTGTCCAGTGCGAATCCGTGAGCATATAACTTGATAAGATATACTCTTTCATCTTCCAGGAATCTGTATTCATCTGAATACTCAATCTTTCCGTTTTTGGACATTCCTACGCCAAGGAAATACTTTCCGGCCATTCCGTATACTGCAGTTCCTTCTGTAACTGCTGCCGACTGGATGATTTCCAGAGGAATTGGAAGTGTTGAAACATATACGCCGTCCGGAGACATTGCGCGTGTTGCCGGAAGGATTCGCTTCCAGTAATCCACCGGATTTACAATCATAATCAGGTTATCTACTGTCCTCGCCTGGCCTTTGCTGTTTCTTGCCATGATAGATGTAACATTTCCAAGCTGGATCATATCAAGAGCTGTCATTTTGATAGTCTCTTTTTCCGGATATTCTCCGGACACAACGTTCACTCCGTCTCCTACCTGGCGCGCCATTCCAATTGGCATGTCTTTTCCGGTACCATTTACAATTCCGTACTCAAGTCCATTTGCAAGAGCTTCTGTGAGCACCTGACGCACGTAGTTGTCTAACCATGCAGGGCCTAAGTCAAGCATAGCTTTTGAAACTGGCAGAAATGCGCTCAGTTTATCCTGAGTTACATCTACTTCTTTGAATCCGGATGTCAGTTCTTCAATGATCTTGCTGCTGAGTTTGCCCCATGCTGCTTTCTGCTCTCCGTTTGTGTTTAACATCATTCTTGTGAGACCAGTTACAGTTGTTGCATTTAATTTTGACAGCAGCGGATGATTTGTTGTCAGTTCTTCAAAGACAGAATCAATGATTGTCTCCGGGAAAACAGTCTCAATATTGTTGAGGGCCTGCTTTGGATCCGAAGATTTCATTGCGTCAATTACTTTCTCATAATATTCTCTTTCTGCGCTTGTGAGCTGACGAACGCCTCTCTGTGCAAGTACGTTCATGTCGCTCTGATTTACAAGCTCTTTCGCCTGTTCAAGCACGTTCTCCTCAATGTCCTGGCATAATTCCAGATATGCTTTTGAAAACGCTTCTGAATCATTCTCCGCAACAGCTGCGTTCATTCTGTTGAGGATTTCCGTTCTCTTTAATGCGGCAAAATCTTTATTTTTCATTTTACTCTCCTTTTTTGAATCCCTGCAGAAATCCCTGCAGTGTGTGTTTCTCTGGTTCTTCCGGTTTCTTTCCCGGTTCGGGTTTCTGTCCTTTCTGCATAAGCTCCAGCTGTTCTCTGAAAGACTTCGTATCTTTCATATGCTGCATAACTTCCTGGAGACGTTTCTGCATTCCTTCTTTTGTCATGTCTCCCTCTGGCGCGTGTCCGTAATCCTCTACCTTGTCGATCAGGCCATATTCCAGACAATCATCCGGAGTCAGGAAGGTTTCTGCTTCCATCATGTCTGCAAGCTGCTGTTCTTCCAGATTTGAACGCTCAAGGAAGATTTTCCGATTGCTTGCCGTAAGTACGTCAAGATCATCCGCTGTCTTTCTCAGCTCTCTTGCATTTCCGGATGCAGTTACCCATGGTTCGTGGATCAGTGCTGTTGTTCCTACGCCCATGATTCTTTCGTCACATGCCTGTAAAATCACAAAAGCTACGGAATACGCCACTCCATCAACGATTCCTTTTACATGGCTTCCGGACTGCTTCAAAAGGTTGTAGATAGTTACTCCCTCTTTTACAGATCCGCCATTTGAATTGATATGTAATTCAATCGTATGGTCTTCCGGGATTGCCGCAAGCTGATCGCGGAAATACTTTGCAGAAGTCTCGCTTTCGGTATATGACCATGTTTTCCAGTCAAATTCTCCATACGCCGATACATCATCATAGATGTATAGCAAATGTACCGCCGGATCTGCTGCCTGCTTAAAACAGTAATTTGTTTTATTCTGTGTTTTTTCCATTCCCGCCATTTTCTCCACCTCCTTCCAGGCTGTTCAATAAATCCTGTACTGTGCTGTAATTCTTTGTGATAAAATGCTGGTTCGCCCATTCTTCATTGATCTGTGGCTGTCCCATTGCACGCAAAATCATGTTGATCGTATGCGTTCCAGACTGTACCAGCTTGTCAATCTGCGTCGCATTGCTGAATATGTCGACATGCTTAACGTGTGACGTGTCTACCATGCAGCGGCTGCCCTTCAATACGGCTTTCCCGTATTTTTTGCGGTTGATTTCGCTTTCTAAGGATCCGGCTAATGGATCCAGTGCAACAGTCAGTAGTTCGTCTATTGCCTTGCTGTTGTCCTGCACGTCCCCTTTCAGGATTGACGGAGGGATTCCTATTGCCCTCGCTGTAAAGTCGAATACATCATCATACAGTGCTTTTATGTCTCTTGTTGTTGTTTCATTGTAGTTCTTTGATCTGTTCGTTTCTGTGAATGTATACCCTTCGAACAGTGGCAGAACTGCATTTTCACTTTCAAAGAATGTCTTAAAATAATCATTCAGCAGCTTTTTGAGAGTATCATCAAAGTTTTTTGCGTTCTGGGCTACAGCTGATATGTCCAGAGTTCCTTTTGATCCATGCGACTGCATAAAGGTCTTTGCTCCGTACTGGATCAGCTTCGCATAGGATCCATATAACCCCTGCAGTATCGTATTTACATTTTTCCAGTTCGGTTTTAGATACAGAACATCTGTGGATCTAAACAACCTCTGAAAAGTATAATCATCAATCTGCACCTGGCTGTACGTGTTCCCGTACAATGCGCTTCTGGTTGTACAGAACGAATCTGCTACGTAGAGCTGTCCATCTATTCCAGCAACAACCAACGCCTCTCCGTTTCTGAACATTTTTTCGATTAGCTTATCAAAAAATTGCTGCTTGTTCTGGTTTCTGTTTGGTTCATAGTTCCAGGTATAATATTCATCCCGGAATATTTCGTCACCATTCAGGAATGTACGAATCTCGCATTTTCCTAACATTTTTGCAAGAATCTGAATCGCTCTCTGAAAAGCCAATTCCCTCAGATAGATTTCTGTCATTATGCTCTCAATCGGATTGTCTGCAATCTCAATTCGAGACGCATTTTCAACCGGCTGTTCTGGTTCCGGCTTTCCCCGTATCAGATTCCTGAATGAAAATCCCAACCTTCCTCACCTCCTTTCAGTAAGTCATTACTCCAATGTCAGGCACTGCTGCCGTCTGTGCGTATGGAATCATGTCCTCTATTGTCATTGATGCGACAAGTGCCATAAACGGGTCTGTTTTTCTGCTTTTTGCTTCAATTTTCCCGTAAACATAGTTTCCTATGTCTGCATCATCTTTTTTTCCCGGTTTTCGCCCGTATGGGATCATTTTTGTATTGTTCGTCCCCCAGCGGAGCACTGGATTGTCTCCCCAGATAAAATTGTCATTTGCGAAGCAACTATCTATCACTGTTGCAACCCTCATAATGTCTGACGGTCTTACAAGTTTTAGATTTTTGTACGTTTTTGCATCGAAGCCGATTTCTCTGAGTGCTCCTGCAAGCAGCGCATATCGGAAATCATCTATCGCGATACCCTTGATGCAATACTGTGTCATTGCAAGCTGGATATAATCAACAATTACTTCCGGATGTATTTCTACGTCGTCAACAATCGTCAACAAACCTCTTCTTTCCCACTCCGCAAGTGGTGCTTTTATTCGTGGAATATCTTTTGACTGTTTGCATAACCAGGATCGATTGATGTCATACCGGTTATTTTCGTCTCTGAAATGCAAATTTACGGAAACAAAGTCCGTAATCTTTGAAAAGTCAATTCCACATGTGCAGATCCATCCATCCAAATCCGGTATTTCTCTGTTCGTGAGCTTAATTTTTTCGTATGAGCAGACTTTTATCTCAACCGTTCCAGATGGAATGTTCATTCGTTTTGTCATAAATGCAGAGAGGCGTTCCGGATGTGCAAGCCAATCCCGGTATTCTTTCCGAATTTCGCCCATAAGCGTCGGAAGATACGGCAGAGATGGGTTTGCTTTCTCCCAGTTCTTTTCGTCGTGTACTTCTTCCTTGCTGTCCAATCGGCAGATAAACGGCAGCAGGCCGTTATCCGGCATATCTCCGAAAAGGATCTCCTCTGCTGTTTCAAGAATATCGTCCAGAGGTCCCTCTCTTACGTCTCCCTGTGTTGTGTAATAGGACCGGCGTGGATGTGGTTTCTTTCGTGAATTACTCGGTAACTGAGTTACCAGAGCATCTGAATTAAGGCGGGATACCGC